CGGCTGGCGTCGCTGATTTGCTGCTCGGCCGTGGCGCGCGGATCCTCGGGCATGAGCCGCTGAATGTAGTCCACCACCACCGCATCCGTGTTTTTTGCGGCCTGCTTCTGCCGGATATCTGACAGGATGCCGCTGGCGGTTTTTGAGCCATCCGCGCAGATCGTCAGCCGGTCCGCGAATTGGCTGAATTCCCGGCATGCCCGCTGGAAATCCGTGTGCTCCCCGTGGTTGAATTGCGGGATGGGATTCCGCAGCCGCCCAAAATTGAGGCGGGAGAGGTAGCAGAGCATCCGGCGGACACAAAGGTCGATGGGCATTTCCAGGCTGTAGAGATCCACCGTCTTTCCGGCCCGCAGGAGCGCGATAGCCGCCTGCATAGCCAGGACAGATTTTCCGCCGCTGGTTTCCGCGCCAATGAGGGTCAGGCCGGGGCAGATCCCACCCGTTTTCTCATCCAATTCCCTGAAGCCCCAGGGCACGCCGTCCGGGGTCTGGCTCATCATCTGCGCCTCCAGTGCGTCACAAGTGCGGAATAGTGCCTCCTTGCCGCTCAAAGTATGCCCCCCGCCGTCCTCATACTCCCGGAGGGTCATAATACGATTCTCGACGCTCCTGAGCACGCCGGTGGCGTCGTCCTGCTGGTCGAACGCCATCGCCGCGCCGTCCATGCAGACTTTGATGACATTCCGCAGTGTCGCCTTGTCCCGGACTTCCGCCGCGTAGGTCGCCACCTGGGCCGGGGATGGGGCGAAAGTGTAGATTTCCGCAATTGCCGCTGGCCCCCCGATGGAATCCATCAGCTTCTGGTCCATCAGCGCCTGCTGGACGATCATGGGGTCTATCCCGACGCCGTCGCGGTGCATGTCCCGCAGAAGGCGGAAGACGATGGCATTTGCCGGGGAGTGGAAATGCGAGTCTTTCACGACTCCCAGCGCTTTGCTGATTGCCCACTCGGGGGCTTGGAGCATGCAGGAGAGGACTCCTTTTTCCATGTCCAGGCTGGACGGGAGGGCTCTGGTCGGATCGTTGATGTTTCGGTCGCTCATAAATTTTCAGCATTTTCCGCGTTGGACGTCGAAGGCGGGCTTGGCCTTGGGGGAGGGGTCGATGTAGACCCATGGGAAAATATCCGGGCTCTCCTCGAATCTCCGCCCCTCGAAATATTTTTCCTTGCCGGGGCAGAACTGCCGCCGGGCCGCCGGGAGGGCGGTGATTCTCGCGGCATGGACCTTCACTTTTTCGAAAATGTCGCTGAGGTCGAAGCCTTGGGAGCTGAGGTCACTCAATACCCGCATGGATTCGGTGTAGCTTCCCGACTGGGGGTAGGCTTTGACGATGCGTTCCAGTGTTGCTGCTTTTCCGTTCTGGGTGTAGCCAGGCACTGATTCCGTCTTTCCCTTCCCTTCCTTATTCCCTTCCTTTCCCTTCCCTTCCCCACACTCTTGCATTCCACGACTTTCATTCTCGGAAATCCTGCATGTGCGTTGTAGTGAGTCATCTTGTTCAGTGGTATCAAAAGCGGGAATTTGTGACGCCGCCTCCCTCGGATTGATCCTCTGATGCTCCGCGAAAGAGGCGATGAGGCCAAACCTGCCGCCGCCATAGCGGACAACAAAGCCCGCCGCCGCCAAGGCCTCCAGGATGGCGGAAAAGTCCACCGTCTCGTAAGGCATGATCATCACGCCCAGCCGCCGGGGCTCCCATTTGAACCGGCCCTCCCGGTCCGCCGCGCACCACAGTCCAATGAAGGCGAGCCGGAGGGGAAGGCCGGATTCCTCTTCGGCTTTCTGAATACCCTCGTGGGTGAAAAATTCAGGCTTGATGGTTCGAATTCGCATTACGGTGAGCTTTGGATTTTTTGCGGGCCTGCCGCTTGGCCAGGAGTCCGGCGCGGGCCTCGGCGTTGGCGGCCAGTAAATATTGCAGCATCAGCGGCGCTAACTCAGCTGCGCTGGTTTCATGATGATCTTTCATAGACACAGAAATCCCCACGGGGGGAGCTGGCGTGAAACCCCGGAACGATACCGGCACCAGCTCTCCGCGAGGGGAGAGTCCTTCGTTTTGTATGTGCGCCGGGCTTCAATCGGCGGATGGAAATCCATCATTAATAACTATTCCGCAGCGCGGTCATAGTTGGATTTTGCAGGGTAGCCGAACAGGCAGGGGTAAATCAATCAAGATCGAAGGTTTCGGATAAAAATCGAATGCTGTGGGCGTCGTTCATGCCGCGTTATTGGCAAAAAGTGTATCCGCCTCATGCTCTGCCAGCTCCAAATTTCCGACGGCCTGCCGGAAATAGCTCTCCTTGAGCTCTGCCCCGACGAATCGCCGACCCTGCTTTATGGCGCAGTATCCCTCGCTCCCGATGCCGGTGAACGGCGAGAAAACAAGATCGCCCGGCGCACTCCAGAGGTGGAGTGCGCGGTTAATCACGTCCAGCTGGAGCGGGCAGATGTGGCGCTCATCGCCTTGCTCTTTGGCTCCACTGCCATTCAGGACGTTCCCCTGGTCCACGGTCATCCAGACCGGTGACGCCAACTCCTGCCACAGGTCCAACGGCAGGTCCGATTTGGTGTGGCTGATCGGAACGGGATTATCGCCAGGCTTCTTGAATACCAGAAGATAGTCAGGAGCGCCAACCCGTGACGATGACGAGTCTTTGCATAGCGTTTTGTAGAGCAGTCCATGCGCTTTCGTCCGCTGCATTTCTGTGACTGGCGATTTCCAGATGGTGATGCGGCTGTGAAAAAGCCAGCCCGCAGAGCGGAAGGCCTTCACGATGACGCCGGAGAAGTCCTTTAGCTCAATGGCTCCGTCCTTCCATTTTGCCGAAAGGAGGTCACAGCAATGCACCGCGCATTCGCGGCCAGGCATCGTCACCCTCATCAGCTCCGCGACGAGGAATTCAAACTGGACCATGAACGCGTCCAGGTCGGTGCAATTACCCATGTCCTGCACGTCGTCGGAATATGTGAAAAGATCAGCGAACGGCGGCGAAAAAACGGAAAAGCCGACGCTGTCAGAGTCCATGGTTTTGGCGACCCTGACGCAGTCTCCGTGATGGATCGTCCAGTTATTCCGTGATTCTGTTGTGATGGTATTTTTCATTTTGAGCGTTCTGGTAGTTGTCAGGAAGTCCACTTTGGCTTTCCTCATTTGAGCCTGCATGGTGGCGTGTTGGTGAATCTTGCGGTTCAGGACGCGAAACACCGAATCGTCCGCGTGAGTGCTGATAACAGAAACGATGACCGGGCTTTTCTGACCGAATCGATAAGACCGCCGCACAGCCTGATAGAAGTCCTCAAATGAGTAGGTGACTCCGACGAAAATGACGCGGTGGCAGTTTTGCCAGTTCATCCCGAAACCGGCGATGGACGGCTTTGTTATCAGGACGCGGGCCGCGCCTTCGGAGAACTGATTCAGCTTGGCCTCTTTGTGCTCCGGCCTGTCACTGCCTGTCACCTCAATGCTGTCGGGAATCGCCAGCGCCAGCTCCACGCTTTCGTCATTGGTGTCGCACCAGATGATGACCTGCCCATCATGGGATGCCGCCATTTCAGCGGCCTTGCCAACCCGCGACGCAAGGGACAGGCGCTTGGCTGACCGCATCTCTGTCGCCGACAGCGCGCACGGCACCCATAGCAGTTCCCCGTCCTTCGGCTGAGGTGAGTCCGAATCAACGGTTACTTGCTCGACCGTGAGCGGAGGCAGCTCGAATTTGGCATCGTCGCCACCGGCATCTGACGGCTTGGCCACGCAAGCCGCCCACGATGCGACCCATAGCCAAAAGTCGTTTTCCGCGTGCTTTTTCAGCCGCCATGTCCCGGTGTCGAAGGTGTCATTGATGAACCACGTTGCCAACATTTGGGCGGGCGTGCAGATGTTGAGAAACTCCGCGTGCTGCCCAAGTTCAGTGAAGTCATTAGGCGATGGTGTGGCAGTGCACGCCAGTTTGTATGGGGTGGCCAGAAATAGACGAGTGAGCAGCCTCCGGGTTTTTCCGTCGAAGGATTTCAGGATGGATGACTCATCAAGAACCACTCCCCCGAGCGCCGGAATAACATCCTCGAAAAGCTCAATCCGCTCGTAGTTCGTGATGTGAATTCCGGTTGGCTCGATTTCCTCTGGCTGCCTTACATGCTTTACTTTCACCCCGAACTTTCGACCTTCGCGGACCGTCTGCGCGGCCACCGCCAGTGGAGCGAGTATCAAAACCGGCCGTCCGGTGAACTCCGAAACCTGCCGTGCCCATTCGATTTGCTGCGCGGTTTTTCCAAGTCCGCAGTCCTCAAAAAGGGCGGCCCTTCCGGCCTTCAGCGCCCAATCCACAACGCGGGCCTGCCAGTCGAAAAGAATCGTGTTTATTGGCAACGGCGGAGAGAATCCCGACGCGGCCACGGTCTGCGTTTTCGAGCGCAGGAAATCATCGTATAAAGAATTCATATCTAGGGAAACAATTAAGACTGGCTGCTCATTCGGGTATTTGATAGGACGGCTTCCGGTTTTCCAGAACCCGCGTGACCGCGCATTCCACCTCCACGACTCCGAAAGTCAGGTCGGTGAATTCCTGCGCTCCCATTTCCATCTGGATCATTCCAAGTGCATGGGTCCGCATCGTGAGCGTGACACGTCCTTGGCTGCTCCTGGCGAGGGTCAGGGCGCATTTGGCTTCCTCACGGAGTTGGTCGCGGATGATTTTCACGCCGCCTCCTTCCGTTTCGGCGGCGCAAGCCTGAGCGGGCACTGCCGTCCGCACGACTGCTTGCGCCCCTGGATGAGCTTCCCGCTGCGCGCCCAGCATTCGGCTCCGCAATCGCAGCGGCAGAGCCATTCCTTTGATCCTTTCGCGATCCCGGCATATGGCGAGATTACCACGAGCCTCCCATACCTCCGGCCCGTCAGGTCCTTATACGCTCCCCTCCGGTCGGTATTGGCCGTTCGGCGGACCGCGTAGGGGCTTTCCCCTTTTGCCGCAATCGACTTGGCTTTCACCATCAGCGCGGAAGGGTTGATGCCGACCGACTCACAGAAATCAAGCCCCGCCGGGCACCTCAGAAACCGCAGGGCGCTGAGTCCGTCCAGCTTCTTTTTCATGCGGTCGGTTCCCAGGAGTCCATTGGCGGGAACTTCTGTCAGGGTTTTTGCGTCGATTCCGCCCATCCTGATTGCGGCCGCAATGTCATCCATGCAGTCCTTGAGGAGTTCCGCTTTGAGGCTGATCCAGCCGAGTTCCTGGGTGTGGTTATTTTCCATTGGATTTGAATGCGGAGAAATTTTCAGGCGCGTAACCCTTGGAGACCCTGAAGCGCTCACTGCCTTTGTTTAGATTGCAATCAACATGGGAGCCGTCGGCAAATTCGGTATGGTGACAGTGCTGTTTTCCATTGGCGGAAATCATCCCCCGCTGAGCCACTTTCAGGCACCGCCAGAATGCATCCATGGGGGCGATTCCATCATAGATTTCCACAATGAAGCGGCGGGGTTTATTTTCCATTGGTGCCTCCTTCCGCTTTTCGGATTGCTGCACAGGCGGATTCCAGCGCCATGGTAAGAGCGGACTTGTTCAGGGCTTCTCCGGCACAGACTGCCGCGCATTTCTTGAGCGCCTCCAGCAGATCCGGCGCGGCCGCAAGCATCAGAGCATCCTCCCGGCAGTAGCCGTAACCGACCGGCAGAGAAATAACTATGGGACCGGAAAGAAGCCACGCCTGCCCCGGATTAGTTTCCTTTGATCCGAATGTGTATGCGGCCCAGGTGGGAGTATGCTGTGCGCTCATGCCAACCTCCTTTCCGCGTTGGCAATGGCGATGGCGCCCCGCCGAAGCGGCCTGATTTTGTATAGTTTCATAGTTGTTATTCCGGTTTGATAATTTCAATCAGTGTGTGCTCTTCCTCGCCTTTGAGGGCCTTGCGCTGCGTTGTTTCAATTTTCGTTCCTGCTGGGTCGTCACCAGGTATAAGGCCAGCGTAGCGGCAGCAGTCGATAACGTATTTTTCACAAAGGTTGTCCTCGTCGATGAGCCGCTTTCTGACGCTGACAACGCGGACAAGAATGCGGCCTGAATCGCCTGCTTTTTCTTTTGCCGCCCCCAATGCTCCAGGCTCAGAATCTCGTTCCAACTTGGGACGCAGGGCTCCATTTTGATTTTCCCCTCCTTTGTGAGGGTCTGGAAAGAGGGGACCTTGAATGAGAGGTTCATGCTTCATTCCAGAGCGGGATTGACTCTTTGCGGCACAGGTCAATAATCGCGTCCTCGACGGTTTCCCCCGTGCCGATTGATGACTCGCCAACGCAGACGCTGCGCCCGACGGCTTCCAGCGCCGTGTGGAATCGCTCGCCGGTCGCGGTTGGCAAAGCGGCAACCGCCCCGGTCCACGGCACGCCCATGAAGTGCTCTCCTGGCTGGAATTCGTGAGTCAGGAAGCCATGTTTCTCCAGCCACAAAAGGCGCGGCGATTTGGACTCGGGGATTTCGAAAAGGTTGTCGCTCATGACGCTACCTCCAGGCTTTTGAATTCGACGACCCACACCCAGGGATTTGCGTCCCAGCTTCCGGGGCCGTTGATGGATTCCCAGAGGTGGCGGTAAGCTTCTTTGGTGGACGCATGGCCGGAGCCGATTCCGGTAAAACCTGTGTAGTAAAGATACCGTCCTGGAGATTCCCCGGAATCGTTGCTCCATTCGCGCTCCACTCCTTCCGCTCTGGCGTCTCTCTCACTGATGTCCTGAAGCCGCTCAACGCGGATGTCTGTCACCTCCAACGTGATCCGGGAGGCCCATCTCGGCATAAGCAGACATGACCGCCATGCGCGCGGATGAAAAGCCGTCCAGTTAAGAAGGCGTCCGTAGCTGGGAACCGTATCCGAAAACACGTCTTCCGGAACATTGACGAAAGCGGCGTCTGCTTGAAATTGCAGATCGGACCGCATTCCCTCAAGTCCCTCAATCCACCGGAAATTTTCCTTAACCCATAATTGGTCCCCTGAGTGACCATATGGCGACACCACCCGCGAGGAAACAGTGCGTGAGCCGAGCGGGGAATCACATTTCAGGTAATATGGCCCATTCCGCACATTGACAGCATTGGATGGAATCCCTTTCTGTTTTTTGGCCGCAAAGAAGTCCTTAAGGGAAATCGGGGCGTCACAAATAGCGATTTTTCTCCGTGTCTGAGTCTTCGTGCCGGCGAGGATAGCGCGGACCATAGGCCCGCTGAACAAAATGGGGCGCTCTTTCACTTGCTGCCCCCTTCCATTTTATCCGCGATCCGCTCAAGAGCTTGGGCTGCGCGGAAGTTGGATGCGGCACTGGACGCGAGGCGATCCTCAACCCGCTCGCGCTGGGCTTCCTGTTCCTTCGCCTCCTTCAAGCTGATGGACTTTCTAAAAAGGAATACGCCGACGATCAGCCCGCCCGTGAAGGTGACTCCTGATCCGAATGAGTGTAGAATTTCGAGCATTTGATTATATGTTATCCAAGTTTGCGCCGCCATTCACCCAGGGCGGCATCGGGGTTAAAATCTCAACCTTCCGACCAGACTTTTTCGATGATGTCCGCGATTTGTGGGAAGGTTAGGCCATTGTCGTTAAGGCCGGCGAGGCACTCGACTCCGGCCTTCATTTGGACCAAAACCCCCACAGGAAGCACCCCCACATTGTCCAAAAGGTCATTCAGCGGGTTATCGTCTCCGAGGACTCTGTCCGATTGGAGTTCACTATCCCTCCCGTTATTCAGCCTTCCCTGAATCTCCGATAGCACGCCAAGGCAACAGTATTTGCCATCTGCGCACAAACGCCTGAGGCCCTGCTTATATTGCCCTGACCGGAGCGCGGCCAGCCATTTATCCCGGCCGGGAAGCGGGGGAGGAGTGTAATTTTCAGGAAGGCGCAGTTTGTAGGTTTGCATATGTTATTTAACTTTGATTTTCCATTCTTTGAGGGCTTCCTCGGGGTCAAAATCGGCCGCCACGGCCCACAGGTCGCAGCGGTCACAATGGATGGTCGTGCATCCGGGTTCGTAAGTTAGGGACGGGACTTTGCCGCAGTGGCAGCGCTCTTCTTCGAGGGCTGCTTGGGCTGTTTTTAGGCGGCGCTCTTCTTCAGTCACGCCGCTTTCCCTCCGCTGAATTTTCTGGCCAGATCCCTTTTCGCCTCAGCGTAGAGGATGCGGAAATCGTCCATCGCCCGCAGAACGGCGTCCGTGTAGGCGTCGCGTCTCACCTCGACATGCAGGAGCGGCAGGTCCGGGAAAAAGGAAACGAAGTCCCAGGATTGCCAGCCGGTGACGGCCAGTGAAAAGTGCACTTGAGGCTTGTAATCGTCCGGCAAAGCGCCCGCCAGAAGATACCCGCAGTGCGTTTCCAGCATCGGACATTTAATCTCACCTCCACGCTCGGAGCCGGAAATCACCATGTCAGGAGAGCAGCCGAAAAGCCCGTCGTCGGTGGTGCAGAATCCCATCGTTTCCACGGCCTTCCCGGTCAGCGCGGAAAAGGCTTCGCGGGCCAGCGGCTCCCGCTCATGCCCGTTGTCCGTGTGGGCGTTGCCGATGAATCGCGGGGGCGGATTCGGATCGGAGTCGTAGAAAGACTGAGCGGCCAGCGCGATAGCGTAGTCTTTCGCTGATGCGCTCAGCAGCCCCTTGGCCGCTGTGATGATCTTCTTTGCGTTTGAGGCTGTCGCGCGGGGACGACGGAGATTGTCCCATTCCTCGCTCCCTTGGATGATTCCGGGGTAGGTTTTCATGCCTCCCCTCCTTCCTTTTTCTGGAGGTCAATCCACTCATGAAAGCCAGTCACGCCTTGCGGCCACGATCCTTTCCCTTCGCGGGCAACCCATCGGGTTTCCGGCCATTCATCGGCGTGGTTCCCCTCGTGGCCTTCTTCGCGCTGGCAATAATGCTGATCAATTGGCAGGCCGCCCAAGTATGGCTCCCAGCAAAGCCTGCCGTGGTCATTGCCGATCCAGTCATCGCCCATGAGTGGGCGGTGCTCCACTATGAATGCAGCAAGCTCGGCGTCCGCCGCATCCCGCTCTAATGGGCGCTCGACCTGAGCCTTGGCTTGCAGCCCCTCCCAATGGAGATCCCAAGAGGATGGCTTTTCAGGGTTTGCCCTCGGACATCCAGAAAAGCGGTGCCCGAATGCTGAGCGCACAAGTATACGCTTCACCGCGCAGTCCTCCCGGAGCTCCGTGAGCCTCTTGTTTATTGCCTTCGCAACCACCGTTGAGGCACTCATTCCGCCCTCCCTTCATCTTGCGCGTCATTCCATTCCTCGGCATCGGGCGGCAGCGCCTCCTGTCTAGTCGGGGCACCAAGGTTCAGCGGCTCCCGGCGAACGGATGGTTTCGGCGTGACGTTCCGTTCCGGCACCCTGTCGTCGTCCAGTTCCGCTGCCGCCTGAAACTCCGGGGAAAGCGTCAGCCGCTTCGAGTGCCGACGGATCGCGGTCTTCTTCGCCATCTCGTCGTAATCGCTGACCCACGGTCCGCCATTGCCCGCACGGGAGCGCTTACGGATCGCGTCCACCTCCGCAACAGTCATCACCTCCCAATCTTCGGAGCCGTCCTTAAATTTGACGTAGGAGTAAGCGGCAATCAGCTTGCCACGATCTGTCATAAAGTCGATGGAGTGCCTGACAACATTGTCCTCCCACGAAAAAACATCATTCTCGCGGACCAGTTCCCCCTTGAAGAGAACCACGCTCCCTGACCGGCGAGCGAGGGCGATCAGGCCCTTGTAGTCAATGATCAGGGTGCAGTCTTTGCCATAGGGGATCAGGTGTGCGTGTCTCCCGTCCGGCTCCAGTCCCAGGCTGGAACAGTCCATAAGGCAGCGCAGGAGCGTTTCCCGGCCGCAGTCCATCAGCTTGGGCGTTTTAGTGATGGCGGTGATTGCCACCCGGGCGAAGCGGTCCGGCGTCATGTGCTGAGGCAGGACGCGTGCGATTTGTGATTGCACGTCCGACCGGTCGAGATAGTCCCGGATGTCCTTCGTTGCGGATGGCTTTGCGATTTCGGAGGACATTACTCAGCCCCCCTCTCTTTGGTGGAGGTGAGGACCTCTTCCGCCAACTCAATGGTTTCCCGCAGCCCTGCATATTCCACGCAGTCACAGCACGGCGGACTCAGGTGGCAGGAGCAGCTCGCGTCCGGCGGCCTTATCATCCGCTCCAGCAGATCCTCCAGCAATTCCAAAACCAGTTCCGGCTCGAAGCTGAGCGCGCGGCGCGTTGGGTAATCGCCGATTGCGACAGGCACCCCGGCCCCCGCATCATCTGGCCTCCAAGCCTCGTCGATTGCGTTGAAGTATTCATCACCCTCACGGATGGTTTCCCCTTCGTTCAGAAGGCGGTAATGTTGATTATTTTTAGGCATAATTCGGTCTTTGAGTTTGAGTTAGTGGAATTTTAGGCCGCTAGATCCGCGTCTTTGGCCGCTGTGCATGGCTCGGTTTGAGCGTTCAGCTCGTCGAGGAGCTTTTCAGCGAGGGCGGCGGGATCGTCCTCATTGCAGTGATGGACCGCGACACAGGCCAAGTCCCATGCGGTGCGTTTTTTGGGATCAGTCTGGCAACCATAGAGCTTTTCCCTCGCTCCAGGCGGCGGAAGCTGGGCGGTCTCGCGGCGGAGAATGCAGAGGAACTTCAGCGCCAGATCATTGGTTTCCTCAACGATTCCGCTGGCGTGGTCGAATTCTTCGTTGTTCATGGCGTTTTGGAAATTGGTGACCGGCAGCGGTTTTTCAGGTATTTCCGCCGCCGGGCGGGTTCACTCTTGGTGCAAATTCAGACCTCTTTAGCTGCGGCCATTGTCGCCTGAAGGGCGTGGCGGCGGGCCTCCAGATTTTCGCAGATGGGAGTGACGTTCAGGGCGTGTCCCGCCTTGATGTCGGCAATCAGGTTTGAAATCCAAGTATCCTCGATCTCGATTTCCTCCAGCATCAGCGGCGCGGCAGCCAGCAAGCGGGCCGTGTGCCCCTCGGTTTCGCAGGTGTCGCCGGGCTGACCGTTCTCGATGACGGCAATCATGTATGGCCGGGTCCCGTTGTCGGCGACGATGGTCCACCGCTCAGGCTCATCTTCCACCCCCTGCTGTGCTTTATATGGGCCGGGAGTGAAGGATTTCGAACGGGCGTCCCGCAGCGCAGAAAGCGCCTCAGGGCTGATTTGTTGATAATTGGCATTCATACTTGTTGATTATGTAAGGTGAAAATTCCCGGTGCTGGGGTCCCTCGCTGGATGCCGGGGCTCCAACTCCCATCGTCTGAACACGGCCTCCTGAGCCGTGGTTTGTTTTTCGCCGGACAACAGGTCCGGGAAATTTGGTGGATTCAGGCAGGAATTGAACCTGCTATTTAATTACCCGATTCGGGGATTAGCGCCCCGAGAGACAAGGGTTAAATTAAGCATGGGCTACTCAAGGCTCTGGGAGCTACCTAGTTAAGCATCACTGCAAGTATCTTAAGCGCCTTTCCATGACTGGTTTACGTTCCTCGCCGCGTGTCGCCGTCCACGCCGCTGAATCCAAAATTGTT